GGAGAGGTTGCTTGATGTGGATACTGCCCAAACAATTACACACCTCAGCCTCTGCTCTGGATACGAAGGGATTGGAACAGGACTTAGAACTGTTTTGCCAAATTTGCGAGAAATCGCTATGGTGGAGAGGGAAACATACGTTATCGCGAACTTGGTTGCAAAGATGGAAAAAGGTCTCTTGGATAAAGCACCTATCTACACGGATGTTAAAACCTTCCCATACAAAAAGCTTAGAGGATGCGTTGATATTATGTCATTCGGATTTCCTTGCCAGCCGTTTAGTGCTGCTGGAAAAAGAAATAGCACGAGTGACGAAAGACATATCTTCCCGTACATCGCAGAAGGAATCAAACAATGCAAGCCCAGGTTTGTTTTCGGAGAAAACGTGGCAGGAATTATCTCATCCAAAACAGCCGACGGAGAATCGGTTCTCAAATATGTCCTCAGAACAATGGAACAGTTGGGTTACAGAACAGAGGCAGGAATATTCTCAGCGGAAGAGTGCGGTGCTCCGCACCAACGAAAGCGAGTGTTCATCCTTGGGATGGGCGACTCCTCAAGTAACAGATGCTACGAGGGCAGGGACAATACGAAGCCCCGAGGAACTGGAAAAAGCTCGATCAGCAAGCCATATGAAGTCGCAGGGCAAACAACGGGGAGGATGCAGGAATCTAAGAGAGGACGTACTGCAACCACAGAACTGGCCCACACCGACGAAGAGAGATTACAAGGGGAGCTACAAGCCCGAGAGTCTAGTGAGAAGGGACGGGAAGAGCAGGATGGATGCCCTACCTCAAGTGGTGGAGTACGACAAGACAACTGTTACCCAAGTAGACCAAGCCAACCCCAGTATGACTGGGAAGCCCCACGAGTTAAACCCCGATTGGGTAGAGCAGCTAATGGGCATTCCAGTAGGGTGGACAGACTTAGGCTCCTGGGGAACGGAGTAGTGCCTGCTACGGCTGCTACAGCATTTAAAGTATTATTAAAAAGATTACATAGCACATAAATTATGGACTACAATGAGTATCGAATAGAAAGAACAAAGATCAGAATTGATCTTTTGCGTGATGAAAGTAAGTATATGACTAATCGTATTGAGCATTTAACTCACAAACGAAAAGTTATTAACGAGGAAATAAAAAGCTTGAAAGAGTTTATTAGCTCGATTGATAATGGCAAAGATGACTAGGCAACAAGAAAAGTGGATCAAGGACGATATATACGACCTTATAGCAGAAGTACAAATAGCTGAAAAAAGCTTATATGAACTTCTTTGTAATACTGGTACGCTTCTTAGTGTTATGCACGAAGAGGTTCATTCTAATGGTGGGAACTTTACCTCTATGTATTCAGACCTTTTGTTCAAACAAAGGTTCGACGACGGAGGGACTGGATCTATCTTAGATACAATAGATAAACTAATCAAAAAAATCGAAGATGAAAAAAAGAAATATCAAAAGTAATATTTTTTTGTTTGCTTGCGTAGCTGTGCTACAGCTTCTGTGGTTACCCTTGGGTGCTATCGGATTTGTTTGCAGTATGATTGCTAAAATAGCAGAAATAGCACACGAAGAGATGTGTATTCTCGTTGATAGAATCAGGTATAAGTTTTAGCTATGTACCTGAAACACAACGAAATAGCACAGTTTAGAGAGGACTTTACACCTGAGCAATGTCCCGTGCTATTGCGGGATAGTGACGATTGGTGCCTGGATCACGATCACCAAACCGGGTTAGTGCGTGGCGTGCTATCTCGTGAAGGCAACGCATTGCTAGGTAAAGTAGAGAATTTTTATCTCAATATGTGCAAAGGGGAGAAAAGTGATCTGCCCATAGTGCTCCGTGCTATGGCAGATTATTTAGACTTCCCTGCTATGAATGTCTTACATCCTGTTGGGTTGACGCAACTTGTAAAAAGATTTGCCAGAGACTTGACAGCTAGTGAACAAGTGAACAAGTTAAAGGAACTTGGAGCTGATAAGAAAAACCTTGACGCTTGCAAGAACGAGAAAACAAGAAAACTGTATTATAGGCAACTATTGATACAAAAACATAATAATCAAAACAATGAGTGAAAAAGTAATTGGGCTTACAAAAAAGCTACAAGGTCTACAATATGACCTCAAAGCCCCAAAAGGGCAGAAGAACAAATTCGGTAACTACAACTATCGTAGTGCCGAAGATATACTAGAGGCTTTGAAACCTCTATTGGTAAAATATAATGTGACACTACTATGTAGTGATAGGATAGAGATGCGTGGAGCATTTATGTTTAACGTAACGACCGCATCTTTATTGGACTGCGAGAGCGATACGCAGATTAATACCGAAAATTGGGCTATGCACAGCGAGTCTAAGAAAGGTATGGACTCTGCACAGATCTCTGGTTCTACTGCATCTTACAGTCTAAAGAGAGCTCTAGGCAATCTATTTGCTATAGACAACGAGAAAGACGCTGATGCTACCAATCGGCACGATGTACCAAAAGTTAACATCAACCCATCCCTCGTTATTGAAGAGATTAACAATACAACATCTATTCAACAACTAGCGTCAATTTGGAAGCTACTTCCAAAAGCAGTAGCATCTATGCAAGAAGTAATAGATGCTAAAGATAAACAGAAACAAAAATTAGGAGAAAAATAATATGTCAAAACTGCTATCACTAAAAGTAAACCTAGATAAGATCGACAAAAGCAAGCTGTTTAAGGGTGCTAAAGGTACTTATCTTGACCTAGATGTATGGATCAGCGATGAGCCCGACACTTATGGTAATGATGCTTCCGCAAGCCTTAATATGTCAAAAGAGGAGCGTGAGTCTGGGGCCAAGAAAGTTTATGTTGGCAACGGAAAGAAGTTATTTGGATGGAGTAAAAGTCCAAGCGGTGGTTCTACTGTCGATATAGGTTCTTCAGCAGAGCCGTTTTAATCACCTTTGTGTAAGTCCTCTCCCTTAATGCTAGGGGCGAACCAAATTAGGGGAGGGGCATCATATTATTATGAATAGATTATTTTGGGATATAGAGACGAGTCCAAACATTGGATTTTTTTGGAGACCTGGTGTCAAAGTTAGTCTTACCCACGATAATATTATTAAAGAGCGTGCTATTATTTGTATATGCTACAAGTGGGAAAAAGAAAAGAAGGTGCATTCCTTGGTCTGGAAGGATGGATGTGACAAACAAATTTGTAAAGATTTTATGGAAGTTATGGAGATGGCTGATGAAATGGTCGCCCATAACGGGGATAGGTTTGATTTAAAATGGTTTCGCGGCAGGTGTTTAAAACACGACTTGGGTGTCCCCAAAGATGTAACTACAGTAGATACACTAAAACTCTCTAGATCTAAGTTTGAGTTGAACTCTCATCGCTTAGATTATATAGCAAAATTTTTATTAGGTTACGGAAAGATAGAAACAAGCTTTGGGCTTTGGCAAGACATAGTGTTAGAGAACTGCGATAAGTCTATGGCTCATATGGTTCGCTACTGTAAGAGAGATGTAAACATCCTTCAAGAGGTATATAACTACATAGCAACGTATAGTAAGGCTAAGACTCACGTTGGAGTTTTGAATGGATTAGATGGTTGGAGCTGCCCGATCTGTGGTTCAACAAATGTAATAAGGTTTGGCAAAAAGGTTGGTGCTACTGGCATTGTAAGGCAAAGGATGCAATGTCAGGACTGTGGTCATATATATAATATATCTGAAACAAATGCCAAGAAGTATGCTGAACATATTTTAAACGAGAGGGAAAAAGAAAATAAAACAAAAAGACAAAAATCAAAGAATAATGGAACTAAAAAAATCAAAAAAAGAAGTAACAGTACACGCTAATGTTGATGCAGAAAGAATAGTTTTAGGTTGTTGTTTATATCCCAATAAAGAACAGTCTACTGACGCTTATGATTATGTCGTACAAATTGTTAATGATAGTGATTTTTATAATAGATCCAATCAAATAGTATTTAGTTGTATTAAGGAACTTCACAATAAGGGTGAAGAGGTTACAGAAATAAGTGTATACGAGTCACTCCGTAAGAAAAACCTTATAGATGAAGTGGGCGGTATGCCTGCTATTTTTGCTTTATCTAATCTTTGTGACACTACATTACAATGTGTACCCGCTGCTAAAATTGTTAGAGAGCGTAGCAATGCTAGAAAGATAGTGCGTAGCTCTAAATCTGTCATAGAAAAAATAGACTCTGGTGCTGACGCTGATGAAGCTAAGGCATATATAGAAGCAGAGGTAGCTAAGATAGATGGGTTCCGGGACGACGACGTATCTTTAGGCAACGTGGGATCAAGCTTTATCGGGCAGATTGACTCGATGATAGATGGCACATACAAGCCAGTCCGTGTGTCTACTGGTATTAAATCGCTCGATGCTAAGCTTCCAGAGGGCGGCATAGGCAGGGGTGAGGTTATGGTTATATCAGCACCAACGTCGTGTGGTAAATCACAGCTTGCTCTAAATGTAGCATTGCGACTTGCTATTCGTGATAAAAAAGGTGTAGCATTGTTTTCTTTGGAGATGCCTCCCGAGCAAGTTTACAAACGTATGGTACAAATATCATCCTGCTGTAACATCGAAGAAGCCAATAATAGCACCGACAAGGAGAAGGCTTTTAAACCTATCGTCAAAGCTATAGAGAAGATTAAGGAGTCACCAATATATATTTATAACCACATAAGGAATATGCACGACCTTAGAGCTAAGTGCAGAAACTTAAAAAGAAAGCACGACATATCTATGGTTGTGATTGATTATCTTCAGCTAATCCCTTGGGACGGAAAGATGCAGAAACACGATGGTATAGCAGAGGTTAGTCACAGTATAAAGCAGATGGCTATGGAGCTGAACATACCAGTAATACTATTAGCTCAAGTAAACAGAGAGGGTGCTAAGAGGGGTAAGCTGTCGATATATGACCTCAAGGACTCTGGTGACATAGAGAATGACGCAGATGTTATTTTAATGATGTGGCCCACCTGCTACGATATGGCAAAAAGCAAGAAACTTGACAAGTCAGGTAAACCATATATTGATTTATCTTACAGTCTTGTGAAGAATCGAGAGGGAGAAAGAGACGTTGTTGACAAATTTATATTCGATAATTCAGTAGGCAGGATATACTAAATTTAACTGGGAGAGGGGTAGCGGTAACGCCCCCACCGGGGTTTTTTTGATTATTTGTCACCTCGTTTTGATCTCCCTATTTTTTTTATGAGCAAAGACAGTAATAATACTTTATTCAAAGTTAACGCAGAGGAAGTTTTGATTAAAGGGCTCGAGGCAATGAC